CGCCAGCAACGGTAGCGCCTGCGTTACCAGAGTATGCAGCGTTGGAGTTGCTCACAGCCGAGCGAGTGCCAGCCAAGGCAGCACTTGCAGGAGGCAGTTGAGCAACTGTGTACAACGTAAATTGCGCGTCATCCAAAAGAGGATCAGCGAACGCTACGCCAACAGGTTTGGTATTTGACATGATTGTTTCCTTAAAAACAGGGGCCGAAGCCCCCGTTTAGGTTTAGGCCACGCGATACAGTGTCCAAGTGCCATCGCCGGTTTTACGGGCGCGGAACTGACCGGATGTATTGGCAGACACAGCGGCCACACCAACGATGGTCCAGCCTGTACCAACCACAACAGTAGCGGCGTTGGTGCCACCGATGTTGATGATGGTGAAGTCAAACGCTGCGTTCACTTTGGAAGCGCTGCTGATGTCAGCTTCGAGCAATGCCACGGTAGGCAAAGTCAAGTTGACGGCTGCGCCGGTGTATGTGAACAGACCATTTGCCAGTTGAGCAGCGGTCAGAGTTGCTGCGGCAGTCAGCGCTGTGGGAGCGCCTTGCACGAACAGTTGAGCTTCGCCTGTATTGCCGTCACCTACTTGGTAACCGCCTGCGCCGTTTGGAAGTGCCATGATAATTTCCTTTCAAAATTGAGATGAGAGAAAGGGGACCGAAGCCCCCGTTTCGGTTTAGCCCCAGATGCGGCAACCCATTTGTGGACGAATGGTGTTGTAGCCGTACAGAACGTCAATACGGCAAGGCAGACGGTCGTTGTTGATGTCGTACTGACGAACAACGCGCAGGCTGATACCGTTGTGAACGGCACGAGCAGCCATGTCAACACCTTGTGGCAGCAGCAAGTCGGCTGTTGCGAAGGTGATGGCATCCTTGTGGTACACCAAGTTCTGAGCGTACTGGCTGGAAGCAGCGCCGACGAACACGACAGCCTTGCTGTTAGCAGGCAAGCTGGTCATGGTAGCCAAAGCGTGGCTGGCCGAGTACATCGGAGCAACGGTCACAGTTGCGGTTGTGGACGAAGTCGAGGAAGACAAGGCCACAAACTGGAACAGCGAACCAGTGGACTCACGAGTTTGTGGGTTCACGGCATACACATCAGCGATGGTGAACACGTCACCAACGGCGATGGTTTCACCAGAGCCAACGGTCAGTGTCAGAGTGCTTGCACCTTCGGAAGTCACAGCAGCGCCGGTGGTATTGCCGGTGGCAGCGCGAGTGCCGGTGGTGTGTTGCTTGATCGACTGAGACATGTTGATCTCGTCGAAGCCCAACACGCCAGTGCCCATCATGCCGTTCTTGAACTGCTTGCTGATGGTGTCGGTGGGGTTGAACAAGCCCTTCATGCCTTCAACCAAACCAGCGTTGGCGGCAGGGTTGACGGTGGCGTAACGTGGAGACATCACGGCGGCGTTCTCGTTCAGCTTCTGCTGGGCTTGCAACAGCACCAAAGAAGTCGAAGGAGTGGTGCCGGGTGTGCCGACCGAGTTGCCGATGGTCTTGTAAGCGTTGGCAACGTCAGCGTCGATGCTGGAGGCCAACTGGCTGATACGAGGCTTGAGCACACGTTCAGCGAAGTCGTCCAACTGCATGGTCAATTCAGCAGATGTGAAGTTGACGCCGATGTGCTTTTGGCTGGCAACGGTCAAGGTTGTAAACTGTTCGTTGTCGTCCTGAACTTGCAGGGCGGCACCGTCAGTCACCAGAGCGCGGTCGGGCAAACGGATACGCAGTGTGGAACCAATCTTGGCACCTTCAACAGCGAAGCTGTCGTCGTACTGACGGTTCACGTTGCGGGTGAGTACAAGGTTGTTCTCCAGAATTTCCAGAGCCTTGCGGGTGATCATGTCGATCGTGAGAATGCTGTTTGACATTTCAAAGTCCTTTCAAAGTTTAGCGGGTCATCTGTGCTTGCATCTTCTTCATTTGCCTTGCACGTTCGGCTTCAATCCACTGCGAGTCCGTCATGGTCTTGATAGACCGTGGGTCCGTAGTGTCATAGGCCGGTGCTCCAGAGGAGCGTGCGGTGACAGGTGAAATCGGCGCTGGCGCAGATGTGGTTCGTTTTACGGGAGGCTCTGCGGCCAATTTGGCCTCGATCTTCCCGATTTCCTTCGCCTGACCGAGTGGCGTCATGCGTGAGATGCGATCTGCTTCTTTTGGATTGGAGCCGAGGTAGTACGCTAACTCAGGTCCGATGTCCGAAGACTGGATCGTTTCAGCCATCACGTTTGTGATCGGCAGCTTGGGGTTGTAGGCGACTTGTTCAAAGTCATCGTACTTGTCCCGCGCAGCTTCTTCACGCTCTTGATAGCTTTCGAGAACTGCCGATTGCTGCTTGGCGGCTTCGCGTTTGGCAATCAGTTCTTCGGCTTTCTGGAGGGCCAGTGCTTCCGCATAGGCTTCAGGAGACTCAAACTGATCAACGCTGGCCGTTGGCGCAGCTTTTAGCGTCTGCTGTTCAGACTGACGCTGTGCTTGTTCTCTTTCCCACTTACGTTGCTCTCTTGCGAGGCGTTTGCCAATCATCGCGTCGATCTCAGCTTGGGAGTATTTCTTCTCCTCGGCCTGTTCGATTTGATTCTCAGCGACTTCCGGCGTACTTTCAACAACTTCAGGTGTGGCCGTCACATCCGTGGTTGGCGCGGAGTCTACTTCCGCTAGGGCTTGGACTTCTTCAGTCATTTATTTTGAATCCTGAGATTCCCTGATGGACTGCATCAGTACAGTTTGATTGGCACATATTCCTGTTTTGCCCAAGGCAAACCGGGCGTAGCCAATTGTGGTGCTGCTTTCTTAGCCAAGGCTTCATCAGCTTCGACTTCGTAGGTTTGCACTTGATCGTTGCCGAGTGCGTTTTTAACCCAACCGAGCACCTGCTCGTGGGTCAGTTTGTCGTACTCAGTATACGGCGAACCGGCAGCGTACTCAAGGTTCGTCGTATTGTATATTTGAACAGTATGATCACCTTGCTTGGCTGTCAAGAGCCAGTTGACGACATAGACGACATTTTGCTTGCCGTCTACGCTTGGGAAGCACTGCATTTGTTCGATGGTCCAAGTTTTGGTAGACATAATTGATCCTATGGTTGAGGGTCTGCGAGTACCCAAGACAATGTGGCTTCATCCCACACATAAAAAGGTGGGTTGTTTGGCACAGGCATTGGCACAGGCGCTTCCCACAAATACGAAAAGCTATTCATCACCCATGACGGATAAGGCTTCGGAGGGACAAACCCTGCACCTTCTGGACCATCGGGCAACCATGTGTAGCCAATACCAGCAAAATTTTTGCGGAAGGCTTTGGACTGGTCTGGGTCAGGCGTGTTGGTGTTGGGGATGTAGTAAATACCTCCCCGCGTGTTGTAGCTGGTCTGCACAAAACTGGCCGGATCGCCCCAGTTGCCTGTGTCAATCTCAGCTTGACCAATGACCAACACGCGCTGAACAATGTTGTTCTCGTCTATTTGGGCAAACTGGCTCATGCTGTGTACGTCCCAGAAGATGTAAATGTGTGGATGGTGTAGCCGCCCGATGTTGTAACAGTGCCGCCTGTGCCTTTTTGAGCACCCGCATAACGAATAATAACTACACCAGACCCGCCATTACCGCCGATGCCGCCACCACCGCCGCCGCCACCCGTGTTTGCAGTTCCAGCAACCCCAGTACCATTTACTCCCGCGCCACCTCCACTTGTTGCGCTTCCACCCGTACCTGTAAAGCCACCGCCACCACCGCCAGCGCGGCCAGTTGATGTTCCGTTAATACTGGATGAAACACCAGAACCCCCAGAGCCTCCGTCGTCGTTGTTCCCGTTGCCGCCAATGCTGCCTGCACCGCCACCACCGCCAGCACCATAAACAAAATTACCTCCATATGTGCCGCCAGCATAGCCTTGGTTTGCAGTGCCGCTTCCTGCGCCACTCGCAGGATAGAAAGCAATAGCGCCACCACCAGAACCACCCGTAGCACCCACAGGATTTGCGCCTGACGGACCGCCGCCACCTCGACCACCTCCGGTTGACGTAATTGTGGCAAAAACAGAATCAGAACCGCTTGCCCCCGCTTCAGGATTTGCGGAAGCCGCGCCGCCCGAACCTACAGTCACTGTGTAACTTGAGTTGGCGTCCAACTTTAGAGTAGATTCAGCAGAAGCGCCGCCGCCAGAGCTTTCACCCACAACAGACGACCGGTAGCCTCCTGCGCCGCCGCCGCCACCTCGACCACCGTCACCCCCACCGGAGCCACCTCCGGCGATTACAAGATATTCAACAAAGTAGGTAAACGTCCTATGGTTTTGATAAACCGCTTGAAGTGCTCCACTCATGTCAAACCACTCCCAGAGATAAGCCACTGTGTAGACCCGATCTTCAACGCTGTGGCGGAGCCGTACTGCGCCAAGCTGCGTGATCCAGTTGTGCCAGCAGGGCTGAGTGTCAACGTGTCTGAAGTGATGGCAATCGTCACCACTTGGCTTGTCATGTTCACGAACGTGACTGCCGTGCCGATTGGGTAAGCCACGCTGCTGTTTGCAGGGATCGTGAACGTCCGAGCATTGGCGTCAGTGGAAGGGTGAAGAATGTGCTTGCCAGCATCGGCCAACACTAGCGTATAGGCCGCGCTTTGGCTGTTTTGCGGAATGTTTTTAAAGCCAACCTCATTGGTGCCATCAACCGTGCAATTGCTCAAAGTCCCAGAAGTTGGAGTTCCTAGAACAGGGGTGACCAATGTAGGACTGGTGGATAAAACCACACTGCCTGAACCAGTAGAAGTCGTAACGCCAGTGCCACCTGACGCAACAGCAAGTGTTGCCGACAATCCCGCCGCTGTACCCGTGGTGTTCTGGTTCAGCGTAGGAACATCGGCAGCTTGGATGGTCGCCATGACCACGTTTGTGCCGTTACCGCGCAGATATGAGCCAGATGTCACAGCGCCCGCAAAAGCATTCATTGCCAGTTGTGCAGTAGTCTGCCCAGAACCGCCATTGGCGATTGCCACGGTGCCCGTGACGTTGGCAGCGTTGCCCGAGATGTTGCCGCTGACTTGCGAACCCGGCAAACTCAATGCGCTCAGGGTTGTGAGTGTCGAGTTGCTGGTTGCGGTGATGTTGGCCGCAGTGCCGGTGGTGTTCTGGTTGAACGTGGGCCAAGTGAATGTGCCGGTGCTAAAGTTGCCCGAGGTGGGTGTGCCCAGCAGCGGGGTTACCAGCGTGGGCGAAGTGGACAGAACTACATCGCCTGTGCCGGTGGTGCTGTACGAAGTGCCCCAAGCCGAGCCGGTAGACAGTGGAATGCCAGCGCCGGGGTAAACCATGCTGCCACCGCCGCCGGACGAGTTGATCGTCTGGTTGGGCCAAGTGCCGGTGATGGACACGTTGGTGCCCGCCACCAAAGAGGGTGTGGCCGTACCTGTACCACCATTGGCAACGGCCAACGTGCCTGCCAAGGTAACCGCACCTGTGGTAGCCGTAGCCGGTGTCAGGCCAGTTGTACCTGCGCTGAACGATGTCACGCCGCCGCCACCGCCGCCAGTGGAAGCAATGGTCTGGTTGGGCCATGTGCCCGTAATCGTGACGTTTGCACCTGCCACCAACGATGGTGTGGCTGTGCCGTTGCCGCCATTGGCGACTGGCAAAACGCCAGTCACGCCGGTGGTCAGGGGCAAATTTGTCGCATTGGTCAGATTGACGGCTGATGGTGTGCCCAAAGCAGGCGTAACCATGACAGGCGATGTGAACAACCCCGCAACGCTGACCTTTTTGGTCGTGGAACCTTGGACAATCGGCAAAACTTCCGTGCCCGCCAGTGGGGTCGTTGCCGATGGGAGCTGGGAAATTTTGACGTTTGCCATAGATTACTCGTAGGAAATGGTTGCCGAAACAGTGCCGCCAATCACGACATAAATGCCTTTGTTGGCGTACAAACCAGTGAAGAAATTGTGGTTTGTGTTGGCCGTTGGTGTGAAAGTCGCCAGTATCACGGGGTCCGATGTGCTGGACGCAAACGAATCGTAAACCGTAATGGTGGGTGTGCTGGATGCAGCACTGACAAAAATTCCGTTGAGCTTGCCTGCCGATGGTTTGATCTGGGCAGTGGCAGTGATGGCGGTGTAATTGGACATATCAGTATCCTGTGGAGTTTTTAACCAAAACCAAAATGAACATCGAGGAGACGGCGTTGTTGTTTGAGCTTCCGACTGCTGTTGCCTCAAGCGTGGTTTTCTCGGGCACTGCAAGGGGATACTCAAACACGTAGTCGGCTACGCCGTTGTTCAAACTGGTAATCGCTGCGGTGCGGCGAATGTTATCTGGACCTCTGGACAGCAATCTGCCTTGAACTTGGTTGGAACCACCGGCCTGACCCGCAGAGAAAAGACCTTGGGAAAGATACGCTGTGTACCCCGCAGGGATGGTGTAGCTGCCTGTGGTTGTGTTGTTGTAGTCGAATTTGATGACATCGTACACGGTCGCTGGAACGCCCGTTGTCACAGTGCCCGTGCCGATGTAGATGTCACCGGCTGCGCTGTTACCAGAGCCAGCAGTCAACACATAAGCGTAATTCACGCGCAAGAGTGCGTTGGTCATCGTCACAGCCGTTTGGCCGTTCATGGTGACGGTTTCGCTGATCTCGTTGTAGTTGGCATCCAAGCCCTGCACCACGATTGTCCGAGCGCCAGTGCCTGCGCTGGTGTCGCTTGCGCTGGATGAACTGACCGTCATCTGAAGCGCTGCTGATGGGAATGTGATCAGGCTTGGCAGGGGCCACACGGACACCTGAGTCTGATCCACATCGGGATTAAAGCCAAAAACAGTCACGTTTCGGTGACCTTGAATCTGACCACGGGCAACTTGAAGCGTGAATTCTTCAAATTTCCCGTACTGGGTCTGTGAAACGTAATCTGTCATGCCAAAAACCTCAATTTGTAGAGTGTAGACAGGTACAGACCAACGATTTCGTCAATGATGTTTTGGATTGGGGTGTCCGTTTTTTCGCACACCTCGTACCTGCATTTTTCGATTTCGTTCATCGAATCGGTCAAAAATTCAACAATGTTGTTGGTTTTCTTGGCGCTCATCAAGCTGATGGGACCAATCAAACCGTGCCGACCTTGGTAAGCCTCAGCAAACTTGTCGGCCAACTCAATTACCTCGTCGTAAAACGATTGTAGGGCCGAGTGCTTGGAAAAGCTACGGGTGTTCAGATGCACAGAATGGGCCACATCCCGTGCCAGAAACAGCGTTCCTACAAAATCAGCGGCGTTCATTGTTGAATCCCCATTTCAGGCATTTCCCGAGGCTCGGGAGCACCAGCAACCAAGTCGCCAGTGTCCAAAGCTGCGGCAATTGTACCCATCACGATGTCTTGAATCTGCTCGGGACTCATACTGGCCTGAACAGCGGAAATTCGCTGTGTTTCGGCGGCATATGCCTTGATTTCGGCCTCGTAATCCTTGCGTGCCAAGTCCTGCATTTCGATGGATTTGCCCACATTTTGGATCATCTGGTACATCTGCTCCATTTCCTGACCCATCGCCTGAATCTGCATTTCTGCGGCCTGCAATTGCGGCGATTTGTCGTCGTCGGCCATGATTTTGGGGTCGATGGTCTTGGCAAAACGCTTGGACATCTCTTGAGCACCGGGCCAGTCCATGTTCTTGACGAACAAATCGCCTGCCACTTGCCACAATTGTGGGTTGCCTTGCAGCAACTGGGCCATTGCCTCAAGCGCCTCTTGGCGTTTGGTGGCGTAACCGGGGCCAGTGATCGCCACAACGTCATATTTGCCCACGCCGGGGTTGTAAATCTTCTCGATCACGATGCCTTCTTCGTTCACGATCTGATTGACGGGTTCTGGCTGGTCAGGATTGATCTTGACCATCTTCGTTTCGCCGTCTTCACCGATGATTCGAGCAATTCGCTGCGTGTCGTAGATTTTGGGGATCAAATCGACCAGTTGACGGGCCACATGGCGCACGCCACGGGCCAAGTTGTCACCGTAGTGGTACGTGCCCACGTCACCTTCACGCTGACGGGCCAAAATGGCCTTGCCAGAACGCTCATTGGAACCCATGCCCAGCGATGCGTTGTACTGACCTGTAGTGGACTTGATGTCTTCAGATGCGCCCGCCTTGGCTTGCAGGAGGCCGCTGGAGGCCATTGGAGGCTGTGCCCGCTGGGGTAGTGGCAAAATAGCGCCTTGACCGTCTGTGACGTCTGGATTGACCTCCAGATACGGCCAGTTGTTGGTGTTGGCCGTTTTCCACTTTTCTTCATAGCCCTCAAACTGACCGCCGTAGCCGATAAACGGCGCTTTGGGTGCCAGCGCCAGCATCTCGGCTTCTTGCGACACCCAGTAGTTGTACATGCGCTGGGCGTCCTTGGCGTTACGCACCAAGCCCGACACGTACAAGCGGCCATCCACCTCGAATTCGTTGCCGACAATCCGGATCACCGGAATCCACTTGCCAGCCCACTCGCGTTCTTCAAGGATTTCGTAGCCGTTGATCTTGCAGTATTTGACCTTTGGACGGTCCGACTCACGGCTGCGCAGGGGCTTGCCGTAGATGATCTTCAGTTCCTTGTCCTCGGGCGTGCCTGCAAACGCAGTCATATTGCCGGGGTACAGGTTGAGCGTGGCTTTGTCGTAGTCGATGTAGTAGTAATCCGCGATGCGGATCGTGTCTTCGTTCAGCCAGTTGCTGATTGACTGGTCACCCACGCCCAGCGACTGAAGTGTCGTTATCGGGGTGGCATCGGGGTACATGCGCTCAAACTCAGCCTTCGTCACGTCTTCGGTGATGAAGCACCACTTGGCGTCTGAGCCAGTGGGGTCTTGGATCAGCGGGTCCATGTAGACCGAGAAGCTGTTGCGGATGCGGCCAATCTTGATGTCTTGGTCAAACGAGTTGTCGTCGCAGTACTCGGTCAGCAGCCGGATGTAGCCTTCGCCGTAGGCCACTTGGTTTTCGCAGGCGGTGTCGTAGGCCACGTCAGCATCGGAGATGTACTCGATGTGGCGAATCATGCCGTTGAAGATTTCGGCCACTTGCACATCGGCGTTGTCGTCCACGGGGATGACTTTGGCACCGGGGCGGTTTTGCCGCATGTCGTTGGTCACTTGACGAACGTGCTGCGGCAGCTTGTTGATGGTCAGGCACGGGCGGGCGTTGATGGTCTGACCCTGCACTGCACCACGGGTCGCCAGAACGTCTGCGGGCCACTGCCAGTGGTTGTCAGGTGAGCCAGCGTAGAACTTCAGGTCGTCTGTTTCATCTTCCCGAGACTCGGAAAGCGCCGAAACCGCCAGATCAAGGCGGGCACGGGCGACAGCCAGAACATCTGACGCGCTTTTTTTGGGTTTACCGCCATTCGCTACTGCGGCGGCGGCAACCATGCCAGTTGGGTCAGCCATCAAAGACTCCTAAAACGTGAGGCTCACGCATGACCACGTAGTCTTTACCATTGTGCGTGAATTCCTGCCCTACGTCAAAGTATAGCCTATCGCCTACTTTTATCGTTTTGCAGTCCGGCCCAGTGGCAGTTGCAACGCCAGTACCCAGCTTCTCGCCGGGTGGCAGGACAAACAATTCGTGCTTTTCAACGTCACGCTCGATGATGATGCAGTTTTGCAGTGCTTTCATTTCTTCTTCGCAGGTGGTTTAGCAGCTTCGCGCTTGACAGAGTAGGCAATTGCCACACTTTGAGCAACCGGCTTGCCAGCGGCTACTTCGGCCTTGACGTTTTTGCGGAACGCCTCGGGGGATTTTGACTTGACCAGTGGCATCACTTGCCTTTCTTGGCGGGTTTCGCCGTCTTGGCCGACTCTTTGAAGTCCTTGGCCGTGGGTGCACCGGCAGCGCCGGGTTTGCGCATCTTCTCGCCAGAGCCAGCGGCGATGCGCTCACGTTTGGCGTGAATGTTTGCGTACAGTCCGGGTTTTGTAGCCATGATTAAGCCCCCATCCATCCAGTTGAAACCATGCCGCGCTCAGAAGATATGCGGCGCTCGGGTTTATTGTATCCACCCCGGCTTGCAACAGGGTAGGCAAATGTGACGGCAATGGCATCAGCGGCATCGGGTGATGCCAAGCCTCTTGACTTCATTTCTTTTTTGCCTTCCAAAAAGATGGTGCCTGCCGAGTTGGGCTTCTTCATCGGGCCGGTCAGGTCGTTCTTGAGCAACCGGTCGGGCGGCAAGCTGGCCGTCTTGACCCAATCGCGCATCGCGCCCCAAATCTCAGCCCGCTTGTTGCCCCACATGATGGGGTTCTTGGCCTTCCAGCCGAAGTTGACCCCGCGCACTTTGTACTTCTGCTCGGTCAATCTGTCAAGGATGCCGTAGCCCAGACCACCCTCGTCGATCACGGTGAGCGCTGGCCGGTACTCCTCAATGGCGTCAATGACGTGGCCCACCACGCTCATGGTGTCCTCGCCCTTGAACCGCTTGATCGCCACGATGTCCCGCCCTTGGCGCACGGCAATCACAGTACTGTCCATGCCGCCCCGGGCCGGGTCAACGCCGATTACGATCGGCGCAGTCATGTCCTTGTACTTGTCCCGCTTCATGGCGTCATCGACCAAGTGAGGTGCGATGAACTGGTCTTGGCCGGACTTGGGGAAGTCCCCGTAGACCTCGACCCGGGCCTCGTCGCTGTCCTCGCCGTACTCGTCGATGATCTGCTGGTAGATGCTCTTGTCGGTGCCCTCGACTTGCCGGGCGTCGATCTTGCGGCTTCTCCAAAACTCCCGCTTGCTACCGTCCACGGCTTCGTAGAAGTACCCCGTGTTGCGACGACCGTTGCTGAACGCCAGCCAGTACCGGTCCAAGATGTTCTCGGTAAAGAAGCCCGCAGCCACGGACCAGATGCTGTCCGGGATACCGCTGGCTTCGTCGAAGATCACCATCATCCCGTCCATGTTGTGCACACCGGCGTAGGCGTCAGGGTTCTCCTCGCTCCAGAGCTTACCCTCAGCGCCCCAGTACCGGGTGCCTTTCCTCAGGTCACGCTCGACCAACTCGGTCAGCCACTGCGCTGGGTTCAGGCTTGTGGCCGTGGGTTCCCACCAGTGGGCGTTGAGCGCCATCGTGACCCATTTGGTCAACTCACCCCATGTCACCTTACGCAACTGGTTCTCGCTGTTGGCCGATACGATGACAGAACTGCCTATCCGAGTACTCAGCATCCACAGGATCAACCAGCTAACCAGTGCTGACTTCCCCACCCCCCGGCCAGAGGACACCGCTTGGCGCATGGCCTCGATCAACTCATGCTGGTTGAGCTTGCCCCGGTTGTCCACAATGAACTGACGAATCTCACGCAGCACGTCCCGCTGCCACCTGCGAGGTGCCTTGAAGTGCTCAAGTGGTGTGTTCTTCTGCCCCCAAGGGAACGCAAACAGAACGAACGCCTCTGGGTCGTCCTTGATCGACGGACTCCATAGCTGCGCCATCAGCGTCTGCTCGTCCTCGGGTGAGTAGCGCATCTTCTGCATCAGTCGTTCTCCAATCTTGGCGTCACGTCAGTCACGTCCAGCACCTCATTCTCGATCACCCGAGCTTGGGCCTGCGCCAGCGCCTCGGTGATGCTGATAGTGCCGCCGAGTTCAATCTGCTTTGTCTCGCCGTAGCGCTTCCTGTTGTGCGCACTCATGAGCCACTTGCGCGTGTCGATGCGCAACTTGTCCCGGTTGACCGTATCGTTGGAGTGCGGGTCAACTGCTTCAACCCCATCGGCAATCTCTAGGATTTCCCCGGCAAGAAACTCCGTGCGCATCTCCTGCGCTTCCTTGAACCGTTCGTGGCGAGTGGGTTCACGCTTGACCCAGCGCAAAAAGTCCTCATACGAGATGGCCCTGTGGTCATCCTCAATCAGTGACTGAAGCGATCTGCCCCGGTACACGTCCTCCACCACACGCTCGAAGATTTGCTCATATTCGAGGTGCAGCAACGCTCGTGCCTCCTTGCTCATGCGAGGTGGTTTAGGGTCAGGCACGGAAAGCCAAGACGGTAGCGGTGATTCTCCGGTGACAACCGTGCCTACGAATTGAGGGTCTGCTTGATTCATAGTGTCTAGGAGTGTACTACGTGTGACGTGAAGTGTGCAACATGGGGAAAATGGGGGTAGTGAACCCATTGGGTTTTTGATTTTTGAAAAAATTTTCACGGGTTTTGTGGTGCCTACGTAGCCGTGACCTCGACCCTCTCGGCCCCACCCCCTCCCCCCGGATTCAAACGCACCCCGAGCACCCAATGGGTCAACACCCCGTTACCCGATGGGTCAGTGCACCCAGTGGGTCTGAGGGGTCAAGATGCACCAGTTGCACCCAGTGGGTCAGTGCACCCAGTGGGTCATTAGGTTGCACCCAGTGGGTCAGTGAGTCAGTGCGAATCCTTGACCCAGTGGGTGAAATCTGAGTTTCAGGCGCTGACGATGACAGGTGTCCCTTTCGCGCAGGCAAGGCGAAAAGATACGACTTTTTAAATTGCACAAAGATTAAGCAGTTCACCAAAATGAACCCCTCGAACCAAAAGGCACAACTGTCACAATGCACCAGTGCATCACCCAATGGGTTAGGGAAAGCACCTAGAAGATATTTTCGTGTGAGTGCTTGACACACAGACCCAATGGGTTATAATTGATCTCATCAACAACCCGTAACCCTGTAACTGTAAGGATTCGACACCATGCAAACTGAAATTCTGATTTATGGCCTCAAGCAAGGCGAAACCCGTGACTACATGGAAGACTTGCTTGCATGTTTCAAAGCAACAGACAAAGCCCATGAGAACATCGAACGGGTCAAGCAAGCTGCAAGCGCTCAAGGTTTTCACTCTTTCCGCATTGCCGGATTCGTGCCCGGCACTAAACCTAACTTTGCCAAGGCGGTGAGCGTATGAAATACATCGTTCAAACCTACACCGATAACCCACAATCGCCCGTGGCAACGATCCGCAACTGGATCACGCTGGAAACGCACGCACTCAAGCGCGATGCAGTTAAGTCAATGGCTTACTTTGCCGAGGCGTTTCCCGCCAAGCAATTTCGCGTTATCAATCTGGACACGTTTCGCGCCGCACTGGTGCAAGAAAACCGCGCGGCTTTTCGCGCCGATCACCCTTTGACCATTGGAGCGTAAACCATGAACCGCCATCAACTAACCTACATCGACCTGCACCCTCAACCCGTAACCAGTGCAGAGCCTTCGGGCTTTGCCATCTGGCTGGGTGCCGCTGCACTCATGCTCACATTGTGGGCTGTAACCTTTATCGTTTTCTCCCTGTAACCCGTAACCCTTGTAAGGACTGACCATGAAAGTAACTATTGATTTCCCGGATTTCCAAGACGCATTCCGCCGTTATGGGCGATTGGACAGTTTCTCCCGTCAAGGTTTGGAACTGTTGTTCTATTACTTTGAAGAACTCGAAGCATCAATAGGTGAAGAAATCGAGCTTGATGTGATCGCCATATGCTGCGATTACGCCGAAAACACTGTGGCTGAGATTGCCCGGAACTACTCAATCGACCTGAACGATGCAGACCCAGAGGCAGACGACTACGCAGACCAGTGCCGCCAGATCGTCTTTGACTATCTGAGCGATCGCACCTCTGTTGTCGGTGACACTGCTGACGGTTTTGTCTATTTGTCCTTTTGAAAGGTGACCCATGATCGACTTGTCAAAACTCGACCCCGTTGACGCTGAACGCTTGGCCTACGCTGAGGGCTTTACCGGTGTGTCTGCCTTGTATGCGCGACTGTCCGATGCTGAGCACTTGAACCATGTTCAAGAGTTGGAGATCGAAGATCTGAAGGATGTTCTGATCCAGTGTCTGCCCTTTTTCGAAGACTGGAAAGATGAAGATGGGGTTTATAAGCCCCGGGTAATGCAAAAAATGATTCAAATGATCCGCAAATCGTTGGGGGAGAAGCCCGATTGATAACCGCCGTTTTAATCGCGATTGCCGGAGCTATCGTTCTACCCTTGATCGAACGATTCCTCGACCTGTAACCCCAAGCCCCTGAATCAACGTTCAGGGGCATTTTTTAACCCTTACCCATAGGACACCCCTACCCATGACCGAAACCCCTCTAAAACCCCTCAAAACACCCGTTCCCGGGTCACTGGCTGAACGTGTGAGACACACCCTCGAACGATTGAACCTTGACGAACCCCGGGGCGCTGCATACCTAGGCGTTCCCGTGTTCACCGTGCGCAAGTGGATCACGGGCGAACGTCAGCCCGGCGCTGCTGTGGGCCGCCTACTCGATGTGCTGGGCATGGTCGAAGCGATGGCCCCTGCGCTGCACAACTCGTTTTTGCCTGTGGAATCGAGTCATGTCAAAAAATCCCGAACCAAGAGGTCAACCACAAGGATCGAAGCATGAGCGACTGCAAACACAAATGGGAGACTGTCGAGGGCCAACCCATTTACAAGTGCGCCCGCTGCGGCGCTTTCATGAGGATCATCAAATGAATTTAAATCAAGGCGCGTTGGCCCAAGGGCTGGTGGATGAGCTGCTGGAGGTTGTGCACAAGTATGACGAGTCGCTCTACATGTCCACCGTGATTGGGGTTCTGGAGCTTGTCAAGCAGCAGCTAATTAACGAATCACTGGAGGACGCAGAATGAGCAACACAAACACAGGTGGGCCAGCGTTTCCACAAAACACAAAAATTGTGGCCGCAGCGGGGCAAGAGCTTCATCAGGGTTTTGTTGGTGGCATGACCCTGCGCGACTACTTTGCAGCCAAGGCGATGCAGGGTTTTATGGCAAACAAGTCAAATCCCTTGCACTTTAATCCTGATGATGATGCGCAATACGTATATGCAATAGCCGACGCCATGCTGAAAGCGAGGCAAGCATGAACGAAGACGAAAACAAACCAACCCCGGCTGACGGGCAACTGGTGTGGGCCTTGGTGGGATTCATTGTGCTGATGCTGGGCCTGTTGACATTGAGGAGTTGTTTATGACACCAAAATTTATTCGATTGCTCGAAGAGTGCATCACTGACGGAGTGGTGCTTGGACATACACGAGCATACAAACACAACAATGATCCAAGTACGGCAGACATCAATGAATCCATTGTGCGTGAAGTGCTCAACGAAATACATGAGTGGTTTGATTTTGATGAACTCAATCAAGGAGAAACCAAATGAACATTCTTGAAATGATTGCTGAGTTGCGCGGTGGTATCCCTGAGTCATGCGACTTTTGCGGTCAGCCTTACAACGACAAACGCCATCCAACACCAGATGAAGGTGGCGAGTGGGCTTGTACTGAATGCTGGGAACGATGGGACAAAGAAAGTAAGGAGAACACATGAACCGCATTAAAGAAGCAATTTCAATGCACCGCATGGAGGTAATGCGGCAACGTGTGAGAGCCAAGGGCGCAATTCAGGTTGCCCCTATTGAGGCTGAGTTGATTCGCCAAAAGAACTACGAAAACCATGTTCGCACAATCGAAGAAGCCAACTGGATGCAAGTGCAAGCTATGTGCGACATCCGAGACATCGTAAGAGAGTTTGCGCAACAAAATTTTGGGAGAAACACATGACCAAAGACGAAGCACTCGACTTGGCGATGGAGGCGTTGGAGCACATGCTCGAAGACGCTAAGCAAGAGCGTTTGACTGTGGAATATTGGAACGAGTGTGTTGATGCCATCACCGCCATAAAGCAAGCCCGTTCAGCACCTGTGCAGGAGCCTGTGGCGTGGCAGGGCGTGCATGACAAGACCGACCTGTATTACCGCAAGCCGGTACAGGGCGATGTACGCCCCCTCTACACCACCCCACCCGCAGCACCTGTGCAGGGGTATGTGACTGGTTTGGATGTGTATCTAGACCCTGCCGACATGAAGCCAAAGCGCTATCCAGCAGCACAGCCAGCACCTGTGCAGGACGACATGCCAAAGATCGGCTGTGTAAACCACGACTGCGACAAGTGCAAAGCGGCAGCACCCGTGCAGGAGCTAGAGAAGGCAGCGGCAATGGCGTTGGACGCAATCGCGGCAAGTGGGGACTTCTTGTTCAACTGGCACGACTGTGAGCCAAACAACGAGCGTGAAATGGATGGCTACTCTGAGGTGCTTGCACTTAATGAAAAGGCCTTCAACGCGCTGCGTAAATGCCTTCTGACACCCGCAGCACAGCGGCAATGGGTTGGGCTGACGGATGAGGATAGAGAGCACATTGTGAACAACAGCATGACACCAGCCTGTGTTGCCATCGCAACCGAAACCAAACTCAAGGAGAAAAACAATGGATGAAGAAATCAATTACGAATTCGTGAAGACGCCAGAGAAATCCGAATGGAAGTGCTACCTGTTTGGTAGCAGACCGTCCAGCCCGTATTTTGCTTACATCCCGCAAAAAGGGCATGAGCCGAACTGGTTTGTGCGTTGGATGATGCGGGTCTGTTTCGACTGCTTGTGGGTGAAGGAGAAGAAATGACCCACTGCAACGACTGCAAACGCGACAGACTGCCCGAAGGTGGGGTGCAGATGTCCCCCACTCGATGGATATGCGCCCAGTGTTGGCGCAAATTCTTTACCAGCTAGGTAAACAAAAAGCCCGGTCACCCGGGCTTTCTTCATTCGTCCATGTCCGGGGTGTACCCCTTGACCAGCTTACGCTCATACCCCTTGTCGTAGGCATAGCGGTAGATGTAATCAGCGTGGCGCTGCTTGGCCTTGATGACCTTATCCCGATAGGTCTTGAACATCTCGGGCAACTCGGGCCGGATCATCCACGTCACCTTGCGCTTGTGCAACTCGCTTTCTATCTGCACAGCCCAGCCAGCTTGCTCAATCACCAGCATGGCGTCCATGACCATCTGGTCTTTCTGCCAGTCGGTCTTACCCTCAAGGGGACGCCGTGCCGAGCGCTTCAGGGTACGCAGGTCAACGACCTGAGTGTCCCCGCAAATCTGGATGATGTAGTCGATCATCCACTGATCGAAATCGTTTGTAATCGCACCACCCACCTCGCCCAGTGCGTAGCGGTAGGCCGGGATCACGTAGCCCCGCACCAGTGCCGTGACCCTGTGGACAACATCAACTGACACCACGGGGTTGAACGGTGACTCGATGATGTGGAACATCAAGATCAAGCGGCCAGCAAGACCTTCGAGCTTACCGAAGGCTGTCATGTACTCCGTGCCGCTGTCCAGCACCCTCTCGTCTTGCTTGGCCTCCTCGTACCACGCTTGGAAATCCCGGAACGCCGTGTAGGCGTCTGTGGACAACTGGTACGTCTGAGGCTGAAGGGCGTAGGTCAAACGCAGCGTGTTCTCCCACGCCCCTGCACTGGTCATGTAGTCGGGCATGGGCTGGCCCAGCTTGGTCTTGCTGCCGCGCAGAATGGCGGGGATGAACCGCTGGAGCAGACCATCGGCAGACAGCGCCGCAAGGTTGGCCTTGAACACCTGCGGCTGGATGTTCCCATAGATCGACACGGCGAGGTTCTCGCAGTAGATCGAGCCAGCGCCCACCCGATCCATCTCATAGTGCTCTGACTCGTAGCTGACAACCCACGCCGAACGATCCTCGCCGCTTGCCTTGTCGGTGAGTTTGCGCACCCAGCTATTCATCTCATCGAGATGGCACAGCAGGCCGCGAGGCCGGTCTGCCGCTTGGCGCACCAGCTTCTGACTCGTGATGTCACTGACCGTGATCTTCAAGGGCACGGGCTGCGCTGGCATATCGGGCACCATTGGCGCTTGGTCTGCGCCCAGCAGCGCCTCGGGTGATGCTGACCATTCGAGAAACGCTTTCTTAGCGCCAGCGTATGCCGCCTCTTTGCCCTCCCACTCCAGCAGGTTCTTGGTGTAGCCCGGGCGGTCTTCTGCCTCGATGCTTTTCAAGGGTGACAACATCGGACGTGAGCCGGGTGACTTCTTGTCCGCTGGGTCGCCAAGGGTCATGAGCCACAGCACAGGCGGCACTTTAAACCCGGGCATGAGTTCGAGCCGGATGCGGGCATCAACTACCCCGCAGACAGCGGCCAACCCAGCGAACAAAGGGACCAAAGGGTCACAGCCCACGCTTTCTGAAATCTCCTGAGAGCGTTTGCGCAGCACATCGGGCCACAGTGACAAGTCCATCTCGGGCGGCTTGGGCCGCAGCCCGTCCAGCACATCCAGCGGCTCCATTGCAGGGATGTCAACCTTGCTGAACCACTCGGACGCATCGGGCATGGGCCGCTGCCAGCCGTGTTGCTTGGCGATGTGAAACAGTGTCCCCAGCTTGACAGCGGTGGCCTTGTCAGGCTTGAAGCTGATCCACTGGGTCAGTATCTCGCGCTCCCCGGGGTACTTGGTCTGCGCCGTGGCGCTCCACTCGTTCCACAGCATCAGTGCTTGGTCAAGCTGATCGGTCTGAGTGCCTGCCCAGTGCAGCGCCATGCCGATGCCAATCCACTCGTCGCGGGTGCAGTCAGCAGGCACAGCGTCAAGGGCTTGCTTGATCTCCTCCCACGATGCGTCAATCGAGCCGTCCGTGGCGATGGTGCGCTCTTGGTCCTGCGCCAGAAGCCCGTTCCACAAGTCGAGTAGGGGCTGGGGGATGGGTGGGATGCGGGTCCAGTGGCCGTGTCCTGCCCACTGGTAGGGTTGCAGCGTTTCGGGGTGTATCGAGGGTGGCAGCACGTCCTGCACCGTGACACCGCTGACAGTGGCGCAGCGCAACTCATAAGCCGTGATGCCGCCGTGCATGATCTTCTTCGATGGCAGGGCAGCGCCGAAGGGCATCGTGTACAGCAGCTTGCCATGCCCGGGCTTGCCCGAGTTGATGACCACGGCATCGGGTGCTGCGTAGAGGGCGTTCAGGTCAACGCCATGCTCTGCCAGCAGGCTGGTTGTCACGGTCCAGTTGTCGATGTCCAGAGCCATCGTACCGCTGTAGGCGTGGGCCAAGCCGATGCCGTAGCCCGGGGGCAGATCGCCTTGGCTCTTGAGAGCGTTTTGCTTCAAGTTCCAGCCCGGGGTGCGTGGCCCCTTGGTGTTGGCTGGGATGGGCACAAGGCTCCAGCCGTGTCTGATGTACGCATCGACTGATGCAGGGTGAGATTGCACAGTTTGGGGTGCTGTCATCTTAAACACCTTGAGCGTAAGGGTTGTGAGTGTGCACTGTCGCAGCGGCTTGTTTGTAAGCAGCGGCAGCATCGTCAATAGAAGAAAACAATCCCAGCCTAATGCGGGTTTTGTTGATGGAAATTGACGCAATGTAGCGGTTGCAGCTGTTGTCAAACCACACACCCTTAACGCCCGTTTTACTCTGTCGATGAGAACGATGCTGGTTCTGCATGTTCTGAGACTTTGTAACCAATCTTAAATTGTCAATTTTGTTGTTGGACTTGTCGCCATCAATGTGGTCAATTTGCATATCGTCAGGTATTGAGCCATTCACGAACTGCCAAATCAACCGATGTATGTAGACAAAACGCTTGTTGACTTGAACTTGTCGATACCCAAGTCCATTGTCTCTGCCGAAATTGACACGCGTAGTCCCGTTTTTAAATTTCCACTCAATGCACCCAAGACTGGGTTTGACAATCAGTTCATACGTCATAGAATGGACCCGTTGGTAATTGCAGTTGCCGACACTTCGTTCATGGAGTTCTCCTTTAAGCCCCGTGGTCCACAAACCACGGGGTTTTTCTTTGCCTGAAAATAATTTTTCAAAAACGTTGCACAATCGTAGCACATCTCTGATACACTGCGTCAACGGTTAAGGAAATATTCATGCGTACCAACCAACCCAAATCAGCGTTCATGACTGTCCGAGTGACAGACAAGACGCGCACCAAGTTTCATGACAAGGCACTGAAGGTCGGAACCCCGAGCGAAGTGCATCGTGAAATCGTCGAGGCTTTCGTTGAAGATCGCCTCACAATCCAACCCCCTGTAATCCGTAAACTGGAGAAACTTTATGTCAATCGAACAGAAAATTGATGCCCTGACCGCTGCCGTGGTTGCCCTGACTGCCAAGCTGGAGTCCAGCAATGTAGCAGCACCTGCACCAGTTGCGCCAACCCCCGCACCCGTGGTACAAGCTGCCCCGGTTCATGTGTCTGCCGTGGATACACCCGTGGCCGCTGCACCCGCCATGCCAGCGCCTCCTGTGTTCACAGCCCCTGTGGCCGCACCCGTTGCCAGTGGCGCACCATTCTCTGACGGCAAGGGTCTGATTGACTATGTGATGGGCGCATACAAGGCGCTTGGTCCACAAAAGGGTGCCATGATCCAAGGCGTCCTGACAGGCATGGGCTACCAAAACATCAACGATGTGAAGCCCGAGCACTACGGTCAGTTGTTCGCTGGTGTTGAGGCACTGAAGTGAGCGACCACGCCAAGCTGTCCCCATCGAAGCGTAGCCGCTGGGCCTTGTGCCCCGGCAGCATTCGAGAGGAGGCCAAGTACCCCGACGAAGGTAGCGGCCCCGCTGCTGCCGATGGCACACACTCGCACACGCTGCTTGAAAAGTGCATCATGACTGGCAATAGTGCCCACTCGTTTGTGGGTCAGTTGATGACCGATCACGAAGGTTCGTTTCATGTGGACGCTGATCGTGCAGCCCGTGTGCAGACTGCCCTTGACTACATCGAGAAACGCAAGGCCGAACATTTTGGCTTTTGCAA